TATAGAATAGGGTCTGACCTTCCAATATATTTTGTTTACGCCACGCCAAAGCAAAGATAGGTTCAATTCCACTAGCGCACCCCGCAATCATAGAAATAGTGCCCGTAGGGGCTACCGTCAAACGACAAGCGTTCCTATAATTTTCTTGAATCTTATAACTACTTTGTTCCCAAGCGGGGAAAGTCCCTCTAACTGCACCCAATTCTAATGATTTAACACTTGCCATATGATTAATAAATCGCATCACCTCGTCCCCAACTGTCCGTGCCTCCTCAGAATTATACGGTATTCGCAATTTAATCAATAAATCAGCGAAGCCCATAACACCTAAGCCAATCTTACGAGTAGCCTTCGTCATTTTTTCAATCTCAGGAATGCTGTAATCATTCGCATCAATAACATTATCAAGAAAATGTACCGCATTACGCACTACGTGTTGAAGCCTATCCCAATCAATCATGCCTTCCCAACCCACGGCAGACTGGTCAAGCCCAGTAGTCCGAATAAACTTAGCAAGATTAATTGACCCCAAATTACAACTCTCATACCCTAATAGGGGCTGTTCTCCACAAGGATTCGTTGCAATTATATCCCCGTATTCCTCACCAACTTTATTGTCTTCATTCATTCTATCGAGGAAGACCACCCCAGGTTCTCCATTACGCCACGCACCCTGAACAATCTTTAAAAAGACTTCTCGTGCATTTAAAACTGAAACTGGCAAACCTGTTTTAGGGTCATTTAATGTATATTCCTGGCCCATTTTAACAGCCTCCATGAAGGGAGTGTCAACAGCAACAGAAATATTAAAATTATGGATGTCACCCTCTACTTTCTTACATTCAATAAAAGAAAGGATGTCTGGGTGTCGCACACTCAGAACAGCCATGTTAGCCCCATCACGCTTGCCACCCTGCGTTATCATACTGGACACCCTAGAGAGGGTTTTAAGCACCTCTATGGGGCCACAGGCAACGCCATGAGTAGATTGAATCTTGGCTCCCTTAGGTCTAATTTTAGACAGAGCAAAACCTGTGCCACCACCAAATTTCTGCACCATAGCTGCATCCGTAGCAGACTTCATGATTTGTTCCATACTATCTTCCAATGGCAAAACAAAACAGGCTGACAAGGTGCCTTGAGCAGTGCCTGCATTCATTAGTGTGGGGGAATTAGGTAGAAATTCCAGATTCCATAGCATCTCAAAGAAATTCTGTTCTAAGAGTGTGACTTCATTAGGAAGAACTTCATAATAACTGTCTACCTCAGCTATTGCTTTCGCCACCCTCCAAAAGAGTTCTGGTGAATCTTCTGTTGGGTTCCCATCCGTATCTTTAAGAAAATATCGGTGTGCCAAAATGGTTTCTGCCTGTTCAGAAATGTGTGTGTCTATCAATCTCCTACCCCCTATGTCCACAATATATACAAAGTTTCCGTTCTGGTACCCAAAATTCTGGTTTGCAAATAATCTCGTCACAAATTGGATTTGGACAATCTGCCATCGTTAAGTCTGGGTTCATTGCCCTAGTATAATCCATCTTGATGCCACCTGGCAAGGCCATTTCCTTAACTGGGTCAAGTTCAGTTTCCAAAACTGCTGGTGGTTCCCCTGTTTCCTTCATCTCTGCTGGGTCTTCTGGGTCAAGAAATCCTTGCAAGTCACCTAGATTGGTAAAACCAAACTGTCCTGTTTCCCAGGAAGCTAATAAGGCCATGCCAATAGAAAAGAATGCATCTCCATGCCCCATAGGGGTTTCAGGAGCCTTTAATTCATTACTAACTGACAAGATTTGCTGCTTCTGCCGCTCATCTTTTAGAAGTTTAATTTTCCCCGAAAGAACATATTTTTCAAAAATCTGTGCCATTGTGTTTTTGGACTTAACAGTAAAGGTTAGGGGCTTCCACCTATAATCCAACCCCCTATCCTCTAATTCTCCTCTAGTATTATCTACATACCCTTTATCTATATCAAAATTCTCTGCTACTTCATTTAAGTATTCTATTTGGTCAGAATAGTTCCACCCATCCAACCAAGACTGATGAAGTTGGCGGCATGTACCATCTCCACCTCTCTCAAATATAACTAGGTGAGAAGGGTGCCGTTTTTTACCAACATCAAACCCTGCAAAAATAAATGAATCTTCTTGTTTCCTATATTTACGGGTTGAAGGCAACTCCCGCAACGTCTCATCTTCGCAACTGACAATATCTTCCTCACTAAAATAGGCCTCAGTAGCAAAGTGAGGAACCAGCAGAAACTCTGATGCAAAGGATTTGGGCCTAGCTTTTTGTTGTTGCAACAGCCAGTTCTCATCATATAACTCAGGCATCAACACCCTGCGCCCAGGAACGGGGTCAAGGGCTGGCAACACTCTAGATAGGAAACGTTCATCCTTCTGGAGGTTAGCAAGTAAATCTCCAGGCATCATAGGAGTTCCTAGAACTATAACAGGCACACCCTTCAAAGGAATGAATAAAGACTCAGTTAAGAAATGGTCTTCAACCTTTGTTACCTGTCCAATATTCAAAGGGTTTTCAGGGTCACGGAGAATGTCATCTGCAATCAACGCACCATTAACATGCATACCCCGCTTAAATGAAAAAAGACCCCCATGCATAATATTCATAGGCTTATTATTAATCAGATATCTAGCGGAGAAGTCAGCTTTGGGAGTACGGTTATCCATCCACTCTACTAATTGAGGGTTTCTAGAGATGGCCTTATTAATTTCAGAGATATGGTAACGGGCCATCCCATCACTATACGATAAATACAGCACAGAACAGTCCCTAGGAGCCGTTAAGAGCCTCCACACACTAAAGGCGTGGCCCAATAGGGTACTTTTAAAATGGAACCGTGGGAGGATGGCACAATAATTTAACCCTGCTTGCATAGCCTTTTCAATATCTTCAGCCACTATCCCAACATGCCAAGCTTTAAAGTATTCTGGGTTATCAAAACTTTGTGCCCATATATTAACGAGAAACTCATGGAATGACCCTACCTTGGCTTTTCCAGACGTTAGTAATCCTGCTGCTAATCTATCAAATGCATCATTAAAAGTAGTTATCTCTTCTGTCATGAAAGTGCTGGCTCCTCAGTTTGTATTAATGCCTTTAAACGTCCTGCCACCCGTTTCAACACGTCCTCATCGTTAATTTCTTCCACTAAGACACTTAACACACCCTGTACAAACTGGAGATTAACCATTCCTTTAATGACTTCTCGCTCTCCTTTTATACCCATGTCTAGGGCTTTAGCAGCATCCGATGCTTTATCAAAATTTAAATGTTCTAATTCATGCCCTGCTTTATGACGGAGGGATTCATAGGTATCTAAATGCTCCTGCTGAGTTCTTGCGAATCGTTGGCCCTCACTTTCTTTTATCTTATTAATGGCCTCAACACGAACTTCTACTTGTTGCACACCCCAATCTCCATCCCTTGCCCACAAATAGATGGTGGATGGCTTCACCTCAATAGCGAAGTCATCCCACAGCATCTCGGCAATCTCTCTAGCAGATTTATCCCCTTTAATGTATAAACCTAAAGCCCTCTCCTTAATCTCAGGAGGGAATTGTTTCGGCATATTAATACTCCCTAATATCTGGGGAACGTAAACCCCTTCTGGGTGCCCTATCTTCCTGTCCCCAATTAGAAGGGATGTCGAATGACGGGTCTTCCATATGCTGGGATTCAATACTTCCCCCATAAGGCGTTCCATCAGACTGTAGCAATCCTGCAAAACTCAGGTTCCCTGTTTTCCTTACCGCAGAAGTAAAGCATTCAGGTTTACCGTTAAGATATTTTAATCCAATCTCTTGGCGAGTACATAGCCCTCTCCACACACCAGCATCTTTACCAATAGGTTGATACCCACGCTTATTCAATAACTTACCAGTTGTCCGTTGAGTATCTTCCACTTGAGTATTATATTTACACCCAAAGTAGTCGCACCAAACCACTACCCCATACTTCTTTTTAAATTCTTGGGCTGTCATGCCCTCAGGTAGTTTATCAACATACTCTACACTAGTCTCGGTCTTCCCTTTCATATAAAACACTACACTCATATTATCTCCTCTGCCAGTTCCAAATACCATTTTCTACACCACAAAGCCACACAAGCTGCATCAGCCCAATCCTGTTCTGCAAACTGAGTATCCCAAAACTTGTTGGCATACTCTAAAATATCGCTTTTCGCCGCATTCCCATTTCCCACCGTCACTTTCTTCCATGTCTTATTTTGTACTAATATGCTATCCAAGCCATGTAAAGAACATATAAACTTGGTGGCGTACACTACAGAAGCAATCTGCATTGTAGTTCGTGGATTTTGAATAAAAATAGGGGCTTCAACAGCCACCCATAAAGACGGATACCTTTCTATTATTATACCTAGTTCTTCGTAAAACTTAGTCAAAAAATCCACGAATCTGGAGTCAAAATCCTTAATTGGGGAAACCCATTTTATAGTCTCTTGCAAAACTTTATCCTGATTAATGATAGTGCCATGAACGGCTTTACTAGAACAATCTAATCCTAGGTAATGCCTATCCATAACTAACACCTGGGGAAATACGAAGAGCTACAATCCTTGAGACTGTGTGATAAGCAGAAGTGTAAGCACTAAGCACACCAGACATTTTCACATATGTCGCTTCTTGTTCAATAATTTCCCTACTCAACTCTCGTAACTGGGGGTAGTTAGTTAATGCCGCCCCACGAACTTCATCTCTAGTTAACTTCTTCCTGCCCTCTGATTCTCTGTCCTCTGCCATTTTATACCCAGCAGTTGCATATCCTTCATCAAATGCTGCTTTTAAAGCGTTCTTACCAGCTTCAACATCAGCTACCCTAGACTCTAAATATGCTTTATACCCACCATATAAAGTTAAAAACTCTTCTAGCGTTTTAGCATCAGCATTCATCAAATTAGCAAAGTCTAAGTTGGGTTGTTCACTTAAATCCGTCTTAAACGGAGGAACCATTAACTCATCTATAACTCTAGTCGCTTTTCCCAAGGCTTTCATTGGTGTCCACTTCTCTACCATCCTCATCCTCCTTATAGTGCCTACAGGCACACCATGATGGCCCAGTACAGCTATCTGGTATTACTGTTGCTTCTTGTATTTTAGTACACCTATTAACTAAAGTGTTCCACTCTTTAGCACTTCTGGGTACTTTAAACGCTTTTAGCTTCTGGTCATTCTTATTTTCATACAACACAATCCCATAGGCTTTGTCCAATAATTGCAGATAAATCTGTAATTGTATTGAGTGTTCTGGTTTAGGCTTACTGTATAAATTCTTAAAGCCTTTGTCATTAATTGATTTAAGTTCTAGAACAATCTCCTCATGCTCTTCATGAGCAAGTAAGAAGTCTGCTCGGCCTGAAATGGGGGGATTGTCACATTTAAGTGGGATTTCCCTCCCCTTTAAAATCCCCATTTGTTCAAAGTATTTGGTCATCCTATCCTCTAAAGAAGACCCCGTATCAAAAATCCTTTGGGTTCCGCTACTAATCACTTGCTGTGGTAGAACTCCTCTATATGCTAGGTACAAATATCTATCACACTCATTCCCTAACATAGAGGGGTAAAACACCCCCACTCGACTACTCCTTTGTTCAGACCCCAACGTATTCTCAAACATTTTAAGGAGCCATTTATCTTGATTAGATGTACGGTTACGAGTTTTAGTTTCTGCTAGTTGGTTAAGTTGTTTAATGCCTGCCATAATGTATCCTTTATCCCTTGTTTAGTAGTATCTTTAATGTGCAAAATGTTCCCTATCCCAAAAATCCTCATTATTTCAGAGTCCCTATATGCATCCCTCTTCCCCAAATGCCCATACACTCCATCTGCTTCAATGACAAGACCTAATTCAGGAACATAGAAATCAGCTGTGTATTGATTTATAGGTACTTGTTGGTCATACCGCAGACCGAATTCCGACAATTGGTCTGCGATAAGGTTTTCTTGTTTAGTATAATCTCTAGGTAACATCTGCTTTCAACTTGTCTACTAGAGTAGGATTAGTCAGCAATTGGGTTTTTAAACCATTCATACCCATAGCTTTAATTCCTTCATAATCATACCATGCACCTTTTTGAGTAATCAACTTCTGTTGTATGGCTTCTCTAATGTAACTTTCTAGTACATCAATCCCACCATCCACTCTAAAGGGCACAATGGCATTACTCCAGTTCTCACCCCCCACCTTACTCTTGCGTAATCGAACCTCCATATCAAACCCCACCTTATTTCCTTTAGGTTCTTCAATCCATCCAGACCTTCTAACCTGAAGTAAGAAATGAGCAAAGAATCCTTGGGCTAAACCCCCAGGCATAGTGTCTAGAGCTACAGGGCCAATACTTGACCTTACTTGATTGATAGCAATGAAGGCTGACCCAGATTTTAGATTCGGTAGAAGTCTGGGGAGAGCGGAGTTTACGAACCTGGCTTGCCAGGCCATTGGACTAAACTCAAACCCCTTGTCATTATCCTGCACATCTGATGGAACTAACCCTGCAATCGAATCCAAAACAATAATGTCTATTCCTGCCCTCATAAGTTCTTTGACTGTTCCTAAAGCTTCTTCCCCACTAGTAGGCTGAGATACGAGCATACGTTCAGAATCTAGGCCACACTTTTCTACCCATTCTGAATCCCAGGATAATTCTGTGTCTATCCATGCAGCCGTTCCACCGTCTCGTTGAACATTTGCCACCACTTGGGAAGCAAGATAAGACTTCCCCACATTTGTAGGCCCATACATAATGGTCATGCGTTTCTTAGGGATGCCACCACCAGTAAGTTTATCTAGCGCAGGAATGCCAAAGGGAATACGTGTGTAATTAAAGGTGTCACTATTTCCCTTTTGTAAGTTTAGTTTTTTATCCCCCAGTAATTGGGCGATTACTTCATCAGCTGTATTTTTCATTTTTTGTGTCTTCCTTAAATTGAGCTTCAGCCATCGCAAAACATATCGCTGCTAATTGAATATAGTGTGTATATTCATACAAGCGACTGTAGTGTGGTTCCCAAGCTGTATCGTGTCGTTCTCGTTCTAACAATACATCCTCTAATACTTTAACCCTTGCTATTTCACTCATGAGGTACTCCCTGAATCAAGCACATTCTCAATCTTTTCATCTACTGCTTCTCTAACTACCGTCCATACTTGGTCTAGAGCCTTAGATGCCTCATTCATCTGGTCTTTCACAGGCAATTCAGTATCTATATCCCTAACATCCACATCAATACGACTGTACTGATTCGTTTCTAGTGGCCCTACCCTAAACGTAAATCCTAAATGTACACTTACTTTAGCCATTCTTATCCTCCTAATCCCAATCTATAGCTTCCTCTATTGTAACAGGTTTGGGGATATCAGTCAAGTATTTCTTGGTGGCCCAGGAAGGGTCACATACCTCGACATCCACCTTGAGGGGAATCCCCAAACTATTCTCTTCTAGTAATTTCTGTATTTCTGATGGTACGCTGTGTATTTCATCATCAGGAATTTCACAAATGATTTCATCGTGGACTTGGAGCAAGATGTGAGCTTTTTTATCTTTAAGATATCCATGTATTTTAATTATCCTTTCATTTATAATATCAGCACTGGTGCCTTGTACTAAGTAATTAACCCCTTTGTAGGCTAAATCCGCTGGTATTTTATACACCCTACCATACCGATTCTTAACCCAACCCCGTGCCGCCACGGTACGGGAGACTTTATCTATAAAGGACTTTGACCCAGATATGCCAGCAAAGTACTTCTTTTTGTATTGAAATGCTTCTTTCTCAGACACATTCAATTGATTAGCAAGTCTGGCCTTCCCTATACCATAGATAACTCCAAACGTAATGTTCTTCGCCATCTGCCTATAAAACTTATATTCACTACTACTCTCATCTACCCCAAAAGCAATTTTTGCTGCTTCCCCATGAAAATCTACATCTTCTCTTGCCAAGAGTGCATCAACGTCTTCATTGTGTAAATAACTCAGGAAGACTCTAACTTCCATCTGAGAATAATCAAATGACACTAACCTGTACCCTTTCCTAGGAATAAACATTCTACGCATTGCTACCTGTTCTCTATCCTCAGGGTCAAAGGATTCGTCCCCCACAAAGCCCCAGGTGTCCAATACATGGTTACTAAGGTCTAGGACTGCACTAGTACCTTTAGCGGCTATAATGGCGTTTATACGGCCTTTAACGGTATTCCTTTCGTCCTCTGTAAGTTCCCTATCCAGCAACTTGAAATGGGTTCTGGGGATGTTTTGGAGATTGGGTTCTTTAGAAGACAGCCTACCTGTTAACGTTCCCCAATTACAGTACGAAGTATGCATTACAGAAGCATCTAAATATGGTTCCAGATAAGTGGACTTCAATTTCTCTAATGCCCTATATTGTCTAATGTATCCTGCTAAGGGGTCATCTATCTGAACTAATGCCACCTCACTCCAAGACTCTTTTCCCTTAGGAGTCTGAATAGATGACCTAATGCCCCTCTCATTCAGGAGTTCTCCTACTTGTTGCGAACTATTTATATTAAACTCTTTATTAGCTAAGTCATAAATTTTAGCCTCTACCTCATTTCGACGTTGGTCAATTCTAGTAATAGCATCTTGGACATACGCCGTGTCAATAGATATACCTTCGTTCTCTAAAGAATATAGAACCTTAGTTAAATCGAATTCTAGATTCATGACATCAACTTGGTTACTTTCTAAAATCTGTTTAAGGGTTTTAACGTAGAGCTTATGCGTCCAATACACATCTTGCTCACAATATGGCCCTAGTAGTTCAGGGGGGGATAAGGAGAAGTCTTTATGCCACTTATGAGAGCGTAATTCCTTCTTTGTGTCCTTATCGTAGGATGCCGCTGCTTCCCCGTACACCCTTTGAATTGTGTGGGTCAGCCCCAATTCCTTTACAGAAGCTGGTTCAGTTAAGCGAACCATGACAATCACATCAGCAAAAACCACTTCTTCAGGTGGTTTATATCCTGCTTTCTCTAGAAACTTGAGGTCAAACTTGATGTTATACCCAACCAACTTATCTGTTTGTTCCAGGCATCTCATCAATCGCTGTAATTCCGTTGGGCCTAAATTATCTCCCTGTTGATGCATAAAGGGGAAATAGTATGTGTCCTCACCATATCCAATCCCCACCCCACACAATTGGTTACGGCCAAAGGCATCTAAACCATTCGTCTCTACATCAACTACGATATGACTTGTAGGATTGTGGGCCAAATCTTTTTCAAGTTGGCCCACATAATAGTCAAAGTCTATGGCAGTCTTAACTAACATTAAAACAAATCGTCAGCATCAGTGCTAGAAGCAGTAGACACACCAGCCATTGCTGGAGCTTGCGTAGTCTGCCCACCATAGCGAGACTTAAAGTACTCTTTAATCGTAGGCAAGTCTGCAATCTTCGCCTCTTCATCACTAGGAATTTCTTCTTGTCGAGCAGTAGCCGCTAGTTGGTAAGACGTATCAAACATCCCAGTGCCAGTACGCTTAATTCGCATAACACCCTTATTTAGACCACTCCAATCATTGTAAATATCAACGAGTTGGTTCCAAATATAATCACTACGCCCAAAGGTTAGGGAGATAATACGGAAATCATGTATGCTTTCCTTGTAAACCTTCTTACCACCTGGGCCTTGCACAACTTCCCAATCATCATTGCGCCGTTCAGTATGAATAATTTCATGGACATATGCCCAAAAAGCAAACTTATGAGAAGGGCGTTGATTATCCGGTACCTCACTCTTATCTACATCAGCATCATCTAGTAGATTTACCCAACGACTTCCAGAATTGTAGGTGTACATGTACAAATCATCGAGGTTAGTATCGCCTTCTTCCCCTGTTGCTACTGAAGATAGGAATGCTTGGTCACCATCCCTAAACCAGATTTCTCTCCCTGGAACCCCATTACTTCCACCTTGACCCTGAGTCCTAGTTTCCCGTGCTTCTTGAATTCTTCCTATTCCACTCATATAATTCTCCTTCCTTAAAAAAATGTTCTGCTATTTATAATACTTAGAAGTTCATCGCTATTTCTTACATCCTGTACATCTTTGTACTCCTTTGGCAATTTCACATAGCTTACCACAAAACTTTTGGATAAGCAACCCATAGCTTTTTGAAAACCTATTTGGCCTGCTTCATCATTATCTAAGCATAGCACCAATTCTTCGGTTTGTAAACCCAAGGTTAATGCTTCTTGAGCTTTAGACAAGGATGCCCCTAAGAGGGCTACGCTAGGGCACCCATGCTGGTCTAACCACATAGTATCTAACGTACCTTCTGTAATACAGACAAAGGGGGTTTTCTCTACCCTTAAATGTTGCCCAAACAACACCCTAGATTTCTTTAACCCCTTAGAATATAAATATTTGGGGGTCATATATTGCCTACGCCTAACCCAACCAACTAAACGAGAGATGTCATCTTTAATTGGAATGATTAAACTATTCTCACTGTCTATCCCACAACCCCATTTTTGAAGGGTGGGTTTATCAAACCCCCTATCAAATATCCATTCAGGAACATATCCTTCTTTAAACGGGAATCGTACTTCAGGCATAATACTATCATCTACTATCAATCCGTCAAACATATTCAGGTTAAAAACAGATGTGTTGATTAAGACTTTCTGTGTTGCTTCCTCATAACTAATGTCTAAGTACTTCATTAAGAAGCCATATAAGGTACCTTGCCCACAGCCTGCAAAACAAATCCATACCCCCTTCTCAATGTTTATCGAACATGAATCAACAGTATCTTCATGGAAGGGGCACTGGAGGGTAAACTGGTCTTTATCAATAGGGACAATAATCCCTATATCTGCCAATACATTGGCCCACTCAGTCATTAGAAATCGTCTGGGGCTTCAGCTATAAGGCCATTATTAACTTGCCAGTCTAAGATGGCAGTATTCAAAGGCATGACTCCATCTCTATACTTCTGAAAGGCTAGGAGTCGTTTCTCACTTTCATCTTCAATCATACACATAGACATGACTACATCAGAAGCCCGTAACAGAGCATCCCCAAAAGCTACTTGGTCTGCCATAGGTGGCATAAACACATCCGATGCTTCTTTCGTAGCTTGTGTAGAAACAAACATAGCTGTGTTTGTAGATAAGCATATATTCTTCAAGCCATAAAATAACATGTGTGTCTGTTCCCACATAGCTTTAAAACTTCTACTAGAAGTAGTGATTAAATAAACGCCATCAATAACTACAAAGTCTGGTACATACTTCCGAATAAGGTTATGAATACTTTCTAAAGATATGCTAGACTCCCCCTCAATGTGGTCACACACTAACAAAGGCACATTATCTAGATTACGTAGAAATTCCTGATAAGACTCTTCATCAATTGGATTACCATTACGTAAATCAGCATGGGAGAAGTTATACCCCATAGCCTTACCCATGACTACATCCGTTCTCATGTTCATTTGAGCGGCAGGCATCTCAGTAGATATCAAAAGGGTTTTA